AAAATTGCTGGAAAAGTCTATAACAGCTCGACGATTTAAAAGCGTATGCGATTAGTCGTTGACATCGGACGTTGGTGTGGTGTTAGGGTTTTGGAATGTTGTGGTTATTTAAAGCTGTAAAATCTAAGTTCACTCCTGAGCAAGATCCGTGGTTGGCAAAGGCTAAACGTGCCCGCCAAGCGCGTGCGGAACTACAACGTGAGACCAATAAAAAGAATTTGAGTTATTACCGCGACGGCTTGGTCAAACGACACAAGGCGGTTGCAAATGATTACGTTATACGCGACTATGCGCATACACCAATAACAATGGATGTGAAACGTGATCAAAAAACTACTAGACACCGCTCCGAATAGCGGAAATACCAAAGTTGCTAAGACGGCAGCAAAAGAAAACCCACTCGGCCTCGTGCGGCTTGCCTCGTTAAGCCTGTTTCCAGACATAAAGGTCTGCCCCGCGAGCGAATTAGCCGGTTGCATCAAACCGTGTTTAACGTGGTCGGGTTTGGCTGCAGTTTACGATTCTATTAACAGCGCGCGGAAAGCGCGAACCGATTACTGGTTGTCCGACCAATCCGGATTTTTAGATCAATTGCGCCGCGAGCTAACTAACTTTTCAAAACTATGCCGTAAACAAGGCGTGCAAGGCGTCGTCAGACTAAACGTGTTGTCGGACATCCAATGGGAACGTTTCGGTATCCCGCAAGCATTTCCGGAGTTGTTTTTCTTAGACTACACAAAGCTTGCGAAACGACTCGGCAAAACGCCTAGCAATTACAAATTGATTTTTAGTTACAGCGACAGACCGCAATATGCGAAACAAGTGAAAGCCGCGCAACAAACCGACGCGCCGATAGCCGTAGTTTTTAAAAATGGGATTCCGAGCGAATACTTGGACCGACCGGTTGTCGATGGCGACCAATCGGACATTCTTAACGTGTTGGCCGGTCGCGTGGTGATCGGGCTTAAAGCTAAAGGTCCCGCCAAAAAAGACACTGGCGGGTTTGTTGTAGACGGTAATTTGATTGCCAAGGTAGCAGCGTAAACTTTTAAAAAACCGGTTGCAGTATATCGTTAATATGCGAGAATGCGCATGCGGCAAACATAAAGACCCTGCCGCAGGTCTTAAACTGAGGTAAATGTGATGTTAGATACCAAACTGGAAAACCAAAACGGCACGCTGGAAAGCATTCTGCGAACTATCAGCGAGCAAGCTTCCCGTAAAGCCGACTACATAGCGCCCACTAGCGAGCTACAGGTACAGACGACCGATGGCCGCACTAGCGTAGTGTTCGAAGCTAACCGTGGTGAACCCACACAATTTTTTGAAACTAACGAGGTTGCGTTCCAGCAACTAGCGGGCAACTGCGACATAGATGTTAGAACCGCTCGTCGGTTAAGAGATAATGAAAATTACGCGCCGGAGTTTGACGCGCTCGTGAACAAGATTCTTGTTAATGAACCCAAAAACAAAATGATCCGCACATTTGACGGCGACAATCCTATCTGCCGCGCGATTGTTAGCGATAAGTTCAAAACTTTTGATAACGTCGATCTAGTGCAAGCCGCACTGCCGCAGTTGATTGATTCGGGTGCGGATTGGAAAATCGTAAACGGCACGGTTACTGACCAGCGTTTATACATGCGCCTCAAATCGCAAAACCAAATCGCAGAACCGGCGATTGGCGACGCGATGGCAAACGGCATATTGCTAAAAAACAGCGAGGTCGGCTTGGGATCTGTCGAGGTTTCACAATTGGCTTGGACGCTGTGGTGTTTGAACGGTTGCACGACCGAGAACAAATCACGCCACACTCACGTGACTAGCGCGCGTGGCGGTGATCAATGGGCATTGTTAACCGATGAAGCGAAGAACGCAGACAATAAGGCGCTGGAATTAAAACTGCGCGACGTGGTCGCAGCGTATGGATCGCGTGATTCGTTCGATGCGCACGTCGAACTAATGCGACAGGCGCATGGTGACATCGTCGAGAACGGTTTGATGAATCCGCAAGGCGTGGTCGATGCGGTCGTGTCCGTTCTTAAACTGCCGAAAAAATCCGGCGGCGATATCTTGGCGGGCTTGATGTCGACCATGCAACAATCCGGTTACGCTAATAAACCGATAAGCCGCGCGACTCTTGTTAACGCGGTTACCGCAGTCGCCCACACTGCCGACGCGGATAGTCTCGACGATTGGTACTCAAACGGTCGCACCGTGCTAGATCTGCCGCGCAACCAATGGGAAACGATAGCGCGCGCCGCGTAAACCGATCCACTAACCAACACAAGCCCGCCCAGCGCGGGCTTTTCTTTATCTGCGATATATCTTAGACTGTCGTCAACGCTTCAAACCGAGGCGCACTATTAGGACCACTAAATATGAATGATGAAAAACCCGAAACTCCACAATGCGTGATTTGTGGCGACGGTATCAAACCGCAAGTTAACGGCTGGGCGCATGGTCACAATGCCGCGCCGGTCCGCGACGGACAATGCTGCGACGTTTGCAATTACGCGGTCGTGATCCCCGCTCGACTGGGGGGTGCGTAATGGATCTCAACGAAACAAAAATCACCCCAGAACAATCCGCCTCACTCGTTCGGGTTTTCGAACGCCACGTGCGCGATACCGACCACCCAGATTTTTCCAACATGGGCTTTGTGGGTTGGGTGCAGCGCGACGTGATCGCTTTACATTATGACGATTGTTTGCTGGCAGCCGTGCCGGAAATGTTTATCGGTATTGAGCGCGACGGGTATAGCCACACTTGACCGACCACCCCGATCAGGACACAAGCCCGCCACGTGCGGGCTTTTTTTATGCGCAAAATCCTATACAATCCGCGTAACGCTACAAACCGTAGCGCATCATTAGGAAAACGAAAGCATGCTAGTACACAAAACCGAAAGCCCGATACACGCCCTCGCCCTTGCTCAATTGGAAAGTTTAGGCAATCAAGATGACAGCGCGTGGGCTTGCATGCGCCGGATCGTTGAAATTGTAGATCGATATTTTCGATTAGAAGACTCGGACAACTCGGAGGATCTCGACGCCTTTAATAATTGGAACTGGAACGAACACCACTACGGGGTGGAGTATCGATCTTGTTTTGCTGCCAAACCGGAGGATTGGGACGCGTCGGACGCGGGTGTCGAGGCGCGCATCATTTTAGCGGGTGGCGGTCCAGCGGTGCGGATCGTCGCCGAGCTCGACGGCTACGGATGCACCGACAAGTTTATTTTCGAGCATGCTAATTGGACGCGTTGGGATCAAATCGAATTGGAACGCAGTTTTTGTTTCAACGCGCTATCTGAGGACGTGCGGGATTACGTGCGGGTGATGGTCGAGCATTACGTTAATTTTGTAGCGGGGTGGATTCAAGAACTGTAACCGGTCCGATCGATCGTCTAAGCCCGCCGCGTGCGGGCTTTTTTTTGCTTGTCCATTAAAGAGTGTAACTTGCCCGCGAGGCGCGGGCGGTCGCCTCCCCCAAACGTACCGCGGCCCGTGGTCCGCGTCCCGTGGTCCCCGATCCATAGCCCGCGATCCGCGCGCGTTTGTTTTTTTTAAACGTGGAAGTCATTTTTGCCCGCTTTTTAACTTCCAAGATCCGCGAACATCGGTCCCCGGTCCGTGGTTCCCGGCGCGGGTCCCCCGGCGAATTGAGTCTAATCGGCGCCAGCGATCCGAGCTCCGCGGCGCGCGATCCGGCGCGCACGGCGCGCGCGTGGCAGACGTGTACATGTGCAGGTTTCACGCAAACAATTCACAATAAAAACCAACGAAGTTTCATAAGTCTTTAACTGTGATAAAAAAGTGCTATATTTGCGTCCCAAGTCCACTCTGATATGGGATTTGGCGCATGGCTAAAGAGGCAGGAAAAGTAGAAACGCGGGGTCGCCCGCGAGTAACGGAAAATAGTCGGCTAACCGGGAAGCAAGCGAAGTTTGTCGAGCTTGTTGCAACGCGAGAGGGGCAGGACACGCTCCGTAATCTGGCCGCAGAGGCGGGGTTCAGTGTCAAAGGTGCGCACACCCGTGCGTATGAGATGTTAAATCCGAACAAATCACCGCATATTGCGAAGGCACTGCGTGAGCGGCGACGCGAGTTAGCGGAAAAATACGAAGTCAGCTACTCGCGACACATACGAGATCTGCAACGGATACGTGACGAGGCTTTGGAAGCCGGTGCG